TCAAAAGAATTACAAACGGAGAGCTCGACTCCACCAGCAGCCGAGCCAAGGCATTCGCTTGGATGGCTACTAAAGACTACCAAATGGAGTCCTATACAGCTGCAGCGGTACAGGAGGCTATTGACAGTCCAGCATGTCCGAAGATCGTCAAACGATTCCTAAAAATCAGACAGCAACTGAGTCAGACCAGCAACAAAAAATATCACAAAATGAAAGACACTGTTGCCAGTGACGGACGGGTCCACGGCCTGGTTCAATACCACGGGGCCTCCACTGGCCGATGGGCCGGAAGATTGATACAACCTCAAAACCTTCCAAGACCAAAACATAAAAACGTCGATGAGTTGATCGATTCAATGCCTGAGAACTTTGAAGGTATGGATGTTCAGCCCCTCGACGCGCTCACCAGCTGCCTCAGAGGGATGATTGTTGCATCCCCTGGTAACCGCCTCATCTGTGCAGATTTTAGCTCCATCGAAGCCAGGGTGCTTGCGTGGATGGCAGATCACGGTCGGGTGGTGATGAGCTTTGTCGATGGAAAAGACATATACCGGACCACCGCAGCGGAGATGTATTCAACCCCCTATTCTGAGATAACAGATGAACAACGATTTCTCGGCAAGGTGGCCACCCTCGCCCTGGGCTACCAGGGAGGGGTTAGAGCCTTTACTAAAATGGCTGAAGCGTACGGTGCGTTTATTGATCAAGAGCTCGCACTGAGGATTCGAGACTATTGGAGAGAGGCTAACAAGCCTATTGTTAATTTGTGGGCTGAGTTTGAGAGATCGGCAAAGCGGAGTCTCTGGACCGACGGGCTGGAAAAAACAAAGGTTGGACCTTTTAAAGTTCATAAGGGTGAGCTCCTTTTTCGGTTGCCGAGTGACCGGGTGCTGGTATGGCAAAGTCCAAGACTGGAGATTAACGAAAAGGGTTGGGAGCAACTTCGATACGATGGAACGGACCCTCGTACCAGGAAATGGGTTACCAGGGACACCTATGGTGGGGATCTTGTGCAGAGTGTTACCCAGGCCATAGCCAGGGATCTTTTAGCCGAAGCTGTTTTGCGTTTAGAAAAAGCGGGGTATCCCGTTGTGATGCACATACACGATGAGATCATCGCCGATGTACCAAAGGGTTTTGGATCATTAAAAGAGTTCATAAAAATAATGTGTGAGCTCCCCACCTGGGCAAAAGGTTTGCCGATGCAAGCAGATGGATTTGAAACTCAGAGGTATAAAAAATAAGCGGTCGTAGAAGTAACGACGACATGATATCCCGGCTAAGAGATTCCAGGTTGTTTGATTCGGATGAATTATTCAACAACGAAGACGCAGCTAGAGTGTTGAGAACCACGGCAGTGTACGCCAATCAAATTTTACGATCCGCACAATACTATGGCTTAGTTGAAATGTACGAAGACAATCTTGGTTTTCAAACATATAGACGTAGACCAAGACACGATTGGTTGAGCAAGCCCTGGAGAAAGTTTTACACCGACGAAGAGTTAGAAATCTATCGAGGCTGGAAAAAATACGAGATGGAAAATAAAGATGCTTGAGTCTGCGATTGAAAAGACAGTGACCTCAAAAGCTCAAAAGGCTGGATGGATTTCATACAAGTGGTGCAGCACTTCTCAACGTGGTGTCCCCGACAGATTATTTTTTAAAAAAGGTGTGTTAAAAATTATTGAGTTTAAGACCTGGGGTAAAAAACCAACCGAGCTACAAGATTTCATTCATAGCAAATTAAGAAGTAATGGTTTTGAAGTTTATGTTATTGATAACGTCGAAGATGGATTGAAACTTTTAAATGTTACTTGAAGGGGATTTACATAAGTACCAAAAAAGAGCAGCAAATTTTATTTGTGAAAATAAAAGTGCCGCGCTCTGGATCGACATGGGACTTGGTAAGACTGCCGCGACACTTACAGCGATAAAAGAACTGCTCGACACCTCACAAGCTCAAAAGATTTTAATCATTGCACCGCTGCGAGTTGCGACACACACCTGGCCCACTGAAATTAAAACCTGGGACCATCTCAAAGGATTATCTTATACACAACTGTCTGGGTTATCCCCTACAAAACGCGAACATGCAGTCACGATGGAAACACCTATCCATCTAATCAACCGGGAAATGATTCCCTGGCTTGTTACCCACTTCGGGCAAAAGTGGCCCTATGAAACGGTGGTGATTGATGAGAGCTCTAGCTTCAAAAGTTCAGCCGCAAAAAGATGGAAGTCGTTAAGAAAAGTGCTTGGTAAAATTGATCGGATGGTTCAACTTACCGGGACACCCGCCCCGAATTCTTTAATGGATCTTTGGCCTCAAATTTATTTGTTAGATAAAGGTGAACGCCTCGGAGATACGAAAACAAAATTTTTAGAAAACTATTGCACGATCTATGGCAACCCAAGTTGGAGACAATACCAGGTTAGACCCGACCGGGTTGATGTAATGAAAGAAAAGATCCGCGACCTTGTTCTTCGGATGTCTGCGGATGAGTATTTGGAACTGCCCGACCGGGTGGATAGTTTTGTTGAAGTGAAACTCAAAAAGAAAGCACTCGATCTTTACAAAAAAATGGAGAAGCAATTTATTATTGAGTTGGAAGAAGGAACAGTCACCGCTGCTAATGCTGCTGTTAAAATCGGAAAACTATTACAAATATGTAACGGTGCTATTTACCATGAAGACCACAGTTTTACTGAGATTGATACCGGGAAGCTGGAGGCCCTGGCAGAGATTTGTGAGACGGCGAACGAGCCAATCCTGGTAGCGTTTCAGTTTCGCTCGGATGTCCGTAGGATCTTGAGTCGCATAAAAGGGTCAAAACTATTGGGTAAACAACCAAAAACAATTGACGCCTGGAACAATAAAGAGATCCCGGTGTTACTGGCCCACCCCGCCAGCGCAGGACACGGATTAAATCTTCAAGCGGGTGGAAACGTCGTTGTCTGGTTCGGACTGCCCTGGGCGTTGGAGCTATACCAACAATTCAACGCCAGGTTGCATCGCCAGGGCCAGACAAATCCTGTCCGGGTAATTCATTTATTGACCGACTGTCGGGCCGAAACACTGGTAAACACTGCGCTAAACGACAAATTAACTATCCAAGATAGCGTCTTAGACGCATACAAAAAGACGCAATAAGATGACATAAAAACTTGAAATGTCTGCATGGAAAGGAATATACTCCACTTTAAGTTGATTATTTTAGATCGGGAGAATAAATAAATCGATCCGCAATCATGGAAAAATTCAATCAGAGGTTGTTAAAAGCATGCAATGATAATGTTGATTGCCCACCTCCGGCACGGGGGCAGCAGACTTGGTTGGCAAAAAAATTGGGGTTTTCAGCGCAAGCAGTATCTAAATGGTTCTCAGGAAAAGCAACTCCAAGTTTTGAGGTGTGTGAAAAAATTGCAGCACTTCTTGGTGTTGATGCTAGTTGGCTCATCGTCGGCGACTCCTTAGAAGAAAAGAAAGCAAAAGTGAAAAAGGTGAGCCGAAGAAGTTCTGCGGTTTATGCTTGCTATGCGAGAGCGAGTTACCTCGGCTGGCCTTTTGCACCCGAACTCGAACGCGAGGGTGTTGACATGGTGATCTTTTTGGACGAGGAAGCCAGGGATGTTCATTGTTGTGACTTGGAAGTCGCTAACGGAGCTATAAACAATGAGCATGTTCAAATGTTTGACAGCAACAACATGGTATATAGAGGTGTTTGCCCTCCAAGCTCAGTCCAAAAGGGTTGGACAGTTGGGGTCGCGTTTGGTGCTTCAGAGCATTCGCTTACCTATCGATACATTGCTTTTCCAACCGAACAAGTTCAGCAATATTCAATTGATCAGATGCACCAACGCTATTTCTACGTTGAAATCGTCGATGGTCAACATTTTCTTTTACCGCCAAAAGCATTAGCTTTGTCGGCGGTAAGTGAGCCAGAGCTTGAGCGAAACACAAGTGGAGTTATAGGAGTTAAAGATGGAACGTAGTTTTTATAAGTTGCCGGAACTGGCACAGATATTTGATATGTCATTAGGTGGTTTGCGTAACGCCATCCTGTATGATCGATTTCCAGTTCCGACCTATAAAATTGGAAAGCAGAGAGTGGCTGACAAATTTGTTGTGGAGAAGTTTTTTGAAGAGCAACGCAATATTGGTTTGTCTAGCCTTTCAACCGTAAGTGGAGTAAACAACTTTGAGTGACATGGTTAACCACCCACCCCACTATAACCAAGGCGGCATAGAGTGCATTGATGCTATTGAAGCGAGTTTCTCTCCCAAAGAGACTTCAGCGGAGTCTTACCTAAAAGGCACAACACTTAAATATTTATGGAGATTCAAAGAAAAAGAAGACCCGGTACAGGATCTTCTCAAGGCAAAATGGTTTTTAGATCGTCTAATAAAAACAGTTGAATCCAAAAAACTCCCTATCGATTAATAATTCTCAGTCGAGGATTT